TTCTTTAATTTTAGTTAGTATTTATAATAAAAAATAAAAAAAATGAAAAAATTAGTTAAATATTTTATAGTCCCCCTTACAGTACTTATTGCAATAATGGGAATAATACACTTTGTAGGAAACCCAGAACAACATAATAAAGAAACCCAGGTAGAAAAAGTATTACAAATACATAAAGGTAAATTTGCTTTTTGTGGTGCTTCGGGTGCTATACCTACAGGTAAAAAAATTATAGTGCAAGGTAGAGTTTTTGATGAAGGTTGCGCTATTTGCCCAGTTTTAGAAGGTCCTTCAATTGCTAATTTAGCAATGTGGGGTGATAAAGGAACTTGGGGTAAATTTAATGTAAAAGAAAATCCTCAAACCCCAGATGGCACAGAAAATACTGTGTGGTCATTCTTTTGGTTTTTTGATTCTACTGATGTGGTACCACAATTTAACCCAGAAACAAAAGAATGGGAATGGATGCACCCTAAAAATAGAAAATTTAAAATTGATTTTAGTGCTAGTAGTACAAGTATGAGTAATATGTTTGCTATGCCAGGTGTCGTATTTGATACTACAGAAACAGGTATTATATTAGCTAAGTGTTATGGACCTCTTAACGAAGCGGCTGTACCATTAAGAAAAGCATTAAGGGTAAGAAAAGGATGGACATCAGTTACTGCAGCAAAAGAAGGTGCACCTTATCCAGTTGGAACTCCTATACCCCAAATGAATATAGAATAAGTTCTTTAATTTTAATTAGGTTATTTTAAAAAAAGTTATTATATTTAAATATGGTTAATAAATTAGTTTTACAAAGTATTATCAACAAGTATCACCTTGGCGAAATACCTTCCGTTAAATGGAAAATAGAAGATAAAGTCATGACAATAGACTTTATGACCCTAAACAAAGATGTTATAGGAAACATCACTCACACAGATATTGATTTAGAAGATAGTACATTAGTTGTTTTTGACACTAAACGATTACTTAACCTAGTAAATATCACCTCAGGTGATCTATTGATTACACTAGAGAAAACAAAATCAGTTTATACAAAAATGTTTTTAGCTGATAATGATTTCAATTTAACTTATGCTTTATCTGATCCTCTCTTAATTGGAAAAATAGGTACAGTAGATGAACCTGAATGGGACATGGTCTTACCACTTGAAAAAGAGCAAGTAGACAATTTAGTTAAAGCAAAATCTGCTTTAACAGGTGTTGGAAACATGACCATATCCCCAGACAAGGATTTAGATGGAGATGATATGTGTGTAGTTACTTTTGGGGATGAACAAGGACACAACAATAAAATTACTTACAATTTAACAGGACAAATCAAACCAGATAATGTAAGTATCCCATTCAATTCAGATATGTTTAAAACTATTTTAAACACAAATAAAGATCTAGAAACAGGAACTTTATATTTGAGCTATCAGGGATTAATGAAATTAGAATTTAAATCACTAAACACTACAAGCACTTATTACATGATTCGTAAAGAAGAAAGTGCTTTTTGATACGTATTAACAAATAACATTGTAGCTAGAGCACAAGTTATGTTTTTATAAACCCGAGCAGCTAAGGCGCTCACAAAAATTAATGATATGAGTACATTAGAATTTTTTGAAAGGCAACTAAGTCCTTTCGACATTTTATTTCGAAACCTTTATAACGCGCAAGATCAATTTGCACCCGCGTTAAACACCAAACAACCCCATCCCGTAAACATTTTCCATGACAAAACAGGGCTTCATTTTCATGTCGCTTGTACTGGTTTGACTAAAAAAGATGTTATAATAGACATTGAAGGGGATGTCTTAAAAATTAGTTATGAAAAACCCAATGACAAAAATGAAGTTTCTGAAGGAACTATTTATCATGGTTTGTCTAAAAAGTCTTTTAACTTAGGATATAAAATAGCTCCCAAATTTGACTTGTCACTAACTGAGGCAAAGTTAGAAAATGGATTGCTTGAAGTATTTATCCCTTTAGCTGAAAGTTCAAAGCCAAAAACTATTAAAATTAAGTAAGTTTTATTAAAAAAAGCGTGCTCTAGCGCAATTTTATTTGTACATTTATACGAACAAATTTAAATTTAGTTATGCCAAAAATTACAAAAAGAGGTCGTCCCTCAAAAGAACAATCACAAAATAGTTCCTATTGCACTATTAAAGATCCACTAATGGAACCTTTTTATATCTCTAAAGATGCAACAAACTTTACAGTTATAGAAAAATCAATTTCTACTCGTGGATTTGCAGGTAAAAAAGCAACAGGCAAAGAAGTAGAAAAAGTAGTAGGGTACTATACAAGTTTTAGAAACGCCCTAAATAAAATAGCAAAAGAAAAATTTTATAACAACCCAGGTGAATATAGTTCGATTCAAGACTATATTGATTCTTGGGATGAAGTAAAAAATGGATTAGAAACAATGTTAAACAAAGTAAAAGTATGAAACTAGAAGCACTATTTGACGCAGTAATAGTAAAACCAGTAGAGGAAGAAGAAACAATGTATGGCTCTATTGTAGTACCTGATGCAGGTAAAGATCGAAATGAAAAAGGTGTAGTTGTAGCAGTTGGACCTGGTAAACCAACAGCAACAGGACATTTTATAGAAACACTTATTAAAGAAGGAGACACAGTAATTCTTCCAACAATGGGATTCTCTAAACTAGAACACAATGGAGAAGAATATTTTATAGGACCAGAAAATCAAATTTTAGCAAGAGTAAATACAGAAGAAAATGAGTAAAAATATCGAATTTGGAGCAGATGCTCGTAAAAAATTAGTTAAAGGTATGGACAAAGTAGCTGATGCAGTTGTATCAACACTAGGTCCAAATGGTAGAAACGTTGTTTACGTAGATCAAGGAGCTGTCCATTCTACAAAAGATGGTGTTTCTGTAGCTAGACAAATTAACAAATTAGAAGACCCAATTGAAGATTTGGGTGCACAATTGCTTAAACAAGCAGCAATTAAAACAGCTGATCATGCAGGTGATGGTACAACAACTTCAACTTTACTAGCTCGTGAGTTGGTAAAGGGTGGTTTGAATCGTTTGAATGATGGAGCAAATGCTGTTGAAATTAAACGTGGAATTGATGCTGGTGTAAAACAAGTACTTGAATCACTTAAAGAAGGATCTGAGAAAATATCCTCAGAAGAACAACTACAACAAATTGCTACTGTTTCAGCTAATAATGATTCAGAAGTAGGTAAATTGATTTCTCGAGCAATGGAAAAAGTTGGTAGAGAAGGAGTTGTTTACATTGAAGAATCTAAAACAGATGAAACATATCTTGAAGTAGTTGAGGGTTGTCAATTTGATAGAGGATACAAATCTCCTTATTTTGTTACAAACAACAATACAATGTCAACACTACTACAAGATTGTTATGTTTTATTGGCAGACCATAGATTTACACAAGTAAAAGAATTACTTCCTATTCTAGAGGGTGTATCTCAAAAAGGTAAATCTTTGTTAATTGTTGCAGAAGATATAGATGGTGAAGCTTTAGCTACACTTATTGTAAACAAAATGAGAGGTACTTTGAAAGTAGCTGCTGTTAAAGCTCCTGACTTTGGAGAACGTAGAAAACTTATCTTAGATGATATAGCTGTACTAACAGGTGGAACTGTATTTGATAAGGAAAAAGGTATGAAACTTGATAAATTTAATTGGGAATGGTTTGGTGAAGCAAAAACTGTAACTGTAACTAAAGAAAAAACTACAATTGTAGATGGTCAAGGTACTGAAGAAGCAATTACTAAAAGAGCTGAAGAACTAGAAGAGCAAATTCGTAAAGCAGAAACACCATTTGAAATGGAAAAACTACAAGAACGTTATCTAAATTTGTAGGTGGAGTTGTTCTTGTTCATGTAGGTGGAAGTACTGAAGCTGAAATGAAAGAGAAAAAAGACAGAGTAGATGATGCTCTACACGCCACACAATGTGCCCTAGCAGATGGAATTGTTCCAGGTGGTGGAGTTGCTTTATTGTATGCACGTAAAAATATTAAAGCAGATAAAGATTCAACTGAGGATTTTAAATATGGTCAAAAGATTGTATACGATGCTTGTGGCAAACCATTTGAATACATTTTAACAAATGCAGGATATTCTGAAGCAGATGCTAAAATGATTGAGATGGGTGATTTGAAAGGTAAAAAAGGCTTTACGGGATACAATTTGAAAACATGCAAAGTTGTAGACATGAAAAAAGCAGGTATACTTGATCCACACAAAGTAACCAAAAACGCACTTTTGAATGCTGCTTCAATTGCAGGTACTATTCTATTAACAGAATGTACAATTGTTGATAATCCAAAGGATGAAAAAGAAACTCAACCAATGATGGACCCTTCAATGATGATGTAATGCAGACAGAAAAAGTAGAGTATAATGAACTTATCGCAACACGAGTACCCCCTGGAGATCAGTGGGTGCTCGTAAACGATAAGAAAAAAATTGTTCACAAAACAATAACCGATGCTTTAGAGGCATGGTTTGATCAAAATCAAGAACAAGTTGAGTTTCGTTTAGCACCTCTAGATAGCAAACTTTATGTTATAAGAAGTGAGGAAAAAGAAGTTATTCCTGAACCAACTAAAAGGTATAATATTTACGGGGACCCTATGTAATTGGTCCCTTTTTTTGTATATTTATAACAAAAACTATAAAATGGACAACTTTGACTTAAAAAAATATTTAGCTGAAAACAAGCTAGAAGAAGAAAAATACATAGGCCAATTTGGAAGCAGATCAGCAGAAAATTTAGCAATGGCTAAAGCAAAATTCTCAAACGCAATCCTTGCTCTTGACTCAGACAATATGGAAACAGCAAAATTAGCAGAAGAAACATATCTAATGTTAGGTAATGCATTAAAAGCTCATCTTGATGAACGTTTTAATAGATAAAACATGAAATTAACCGACATTTTAAGAGAGGTAGAAGGTGAAGAGGATGGAATGAAGCAACTTAAGGTTCAATACGACCTTGCCATCCAGCCTACAGATATAGATAAAGCCTTAGATGCTCTAGACAATATAGACAACTATGGTATCTATGCTCAAAACCTTCGTAATCCAGAAGCTATTAAAAAAGCATTTGGACCTTCTATACCTGCCCAAAAAACAAGAGCAGCTTGGAGTGATTGGGATGAAAGATCTGATGATGCAAAAGGTTTTAAACTAATTGATATTAGTAAAAGAGCTCCTGAAGACTATGAAAAAGGAATGGAGCAAGCAAAAGCAGGATATGAAGAATGGCAAACCGCAGGAAACGAAGGTGAACTAGAAGATTATTTATACACTTTAAGCGGAAAAGAACTTCCAAAAGATATAATTGGTAGATATGGTAAAAATTATTTCCCATTAAAAACACCTGATAATCTAAAAAAATATGCTGGTAAATTAGAACAAGACGTTCATTTTGATGTAAAGGATGGAAAAATTGTTTTTCCAATAGAAAAAAGCCCTTACAAACCAAAACCATACCTTCAAAAGGTAATGAAAACAATAATGGACAACTCGGGTCTAGAGTATGAAATTGTTGATGTTGAAAAAACAGATGATACAGGTGAGGTAATTAAGAAACCTGAGAAAAAGGTTGTTCCACCACTTTCTGTAACAGCAGACACTTTAGATAAAGTTGAAAAAATTAGAAACCAATTCAAAAAAGAAATTGGAGATGTTCCAACAGCAAACTACACAACCGAACCAGTTGATGTAGATGGCAAAAGAAAATATAAATTGGTTGTAACAGGTATTTCACCTGATCAAAGACAAAAACTATTAGTTAAAAAAGCAACATTGAAAGAGGATATGGAATTTGATCTAGAACTTTTTCAAATGCAAAAAAGAGCAGGATTATGAAACACTCCGAACTAAAACAACTCATCAAAGAAGAAATACGTAGCGTATTGAATGAATCTAAAACATTACAGCTTACACCAGAAGAAGCTAATAAGTTAAAGTATCTACTCAAACAAAAGTTAGTTGATTGGAAAGACTCTCCCGGATTTTGGTCAGAACATATTGTGGCGGTAGAAAGCATATTAAATAAATTAAGATGAAACACTCAGAACTAAAACAACTTATTAAAGAAGAACTTGAAAAAGCTTTAAGGGAAGAAGAAACAGACAAAACCGATGAAGTTGTAGATGATATAAAAGATGAAATGAGTAGTGTTTTAAAGGCACTAGATAATGAGTTAGAAAAAAAATCAAAAACTCAAAATGAAGGTCTTTTAACAGTAGCAGGTATTGCCCTTGCTCTTCCTGCTATAATGGGGTTAATTGCTAAATTTGGTAAAGCAGCAGGTAATACTGTAAAAAAATTATTAGGTAAAAAACCAACAGATAAAGATGAATATACCAAATGGATGGCAAAACTTGGAAACATAGCAGATGATTTACATCATTTATATATGGCTCCAATTAAAGGAATAGTAAACAAATTTATTAAAGATAAAAGCAAAGCCGACAAAGTAGCAAGTGCTATTTTCCATGTCATAATAGCTACATTCCTAGTTATTTCAGGTGCTACTGCTATAAAAGCACTTCAAGCTAAAAATTTATCTTTAACTACATTAGAAGCTGCTTTAACTGCTGTTAAAGGAGGAGAAGTAAAAGCGTTTATATCTAAATTAATTTAAAATAAAACTTGCCTATTGGTAAAAGTTTTTGTATAATTAGGTTATAAAAATAAGTTATGAAAGACAACACTTTGTTAGTTGAAAAATACCGTCCTACTGTTTTAAAAGATTATGTAGGAAATGAACAAGTTAAAGAAACAATTCAAAAATATCTTGACCAAAACGATATCCAAAACTTTATATTCTATGGACCTGCTGGAACAGGTAAAACTACACTAGCTAAACTCATAGTTAAAAATCTAGATTGTGATTATCTTTATATCAACGCAAGTGATGAAAATGGAATTGATACAATCAGAGAAAAAGTAAAAGGATTCGCTTCTGCTGCCTCTTGGAAAGGTATAAAAGTAGTTATTTTAGATGAAGCAGATTTTATCACTATAAACGGACAAGCAGCACTCAGAAATGTAATTGAAACATTTTCCCGTTCAACTCGTTTTATATTAACGTGTAACTTTATTGAAAGAATAATTGATCCAATTCAATCACGTTGTCAAGTACTTAAAATTGTTCCACCATCCAAACTTACTATAGCACACCATTTAGTGGGTGTTCTTGAAAAAGAAAATATTAAATACCATTCAAAAAGTCAAATAGCTACTATAGTAAATAAAAACTATCCTGATGTTAGAAAAATGTTGAATACAATTCAATTATCTAATCAAGATGGGGAAATTAAAGTTAATGAATTAGTTTTAACTTCAAATAATTACACTAAAGAAGTACTAAAAGAACTCACTGAAACAAAAAACTGGATTAAAATAAGACAAATTATAACAGATAGTGGTGTAAAAGACTTTGAAGAACTATACCGCTTACTATTTGAACATATTTCAGTATATGCTAAAGATAAGGAAGGATCAGTAACTATAATTTTAAATGAACATCTTTTTCAAGCAAACTTCCGAATTGATAAAGAGATTAATATAATGTCGGCAATAGCTAAAATAATAGAAACAATTAAATAAATAAAAATGCAAAACCAAGCACCCCCACAACAACCAAACATTGACCTAACAAACACTACAGCAGTAGAAGGATTCGATGGAGGTAAACTATTTGGACAAGCGGTAGTAATCCGTAAAGTATCCAAATTTGTAACAGGAACAGATGAAGATATGCTTATGCCTATCCCTGTATTCTATGATCTAGAATCAAAGAAAATCCTAAAAGATTCTATTCCACCTGAAATTAGAGACGAATACAAAGATATTTCTATTGGAGAGTAATTTAAAATATCCAAGACCAGGCAGAAAGCAGATCAAAAATATATGGGGATGGTTAAACGAAATTACCCTATATAAAACACCTGCTGATTGCTTTACTGATGAATCATGGGATTGTTTTAACTCTTACATGATTCATCGGTTTGTGTCTATGAATGTAGATTATGTTGAGTTGGCTAATTATGTGCAAACCATCCCTTACGATAATAAAATCCAAACCTATAATATTTATAGAGAAATGATCCCAAAAAAGAAAGTTTTCTTAAAATATATAAAAAGTAAGAAAAAATCTCCACAACCAAAACTTGTAGAACATTTAAGTGAATATTTTCAATGTGGTAAATTCACAGCCGCTAGATATTTGGAAGTAATGAAGAAAAATGAAACACTAACAATACTCCAAAATATGGGTATTGATGAAAAAGAATCTAAAAAGTTATTAAAAAGTGAGTAAAAAGCTAAAATTAGGAGATAAAGTAAAATGTTCATTTTTAGGTGAAAAGTACACTGGAAAAATAGTAGAAATAAAGTCTTCAAAAACTTATAATATTGAAATATTAGATAAAATTTCTTTAGGTACAATTCTCCCTAATGTAGGTTGGTTTGAAAAACCTAAAAAGAAAAAAGATACTCTACCTTGGTACATACACGAAAAAATTAAGTAAAATGAAAAATGAAGAAATACCACAAGGTTGGTGGCTTAATATAACTCCACTTGCAAAAATAAACCCAGAAGAATGGATTATAGGTGTTTTAAGAAAAGGTAAAGTATCTTGGATAACAGAAAAATGTGAAAATGGATTTGAAAACCCACAAGATGCGTATAGTTGGGGAATACAATGGATAAAAGAATATGAAGAAAAAAAGAAAAATTGACAAAACAGACTCTATAGTTGACTCAGTTATTGATCAATTTGTTGAGAGAGCTAAATTTGGTAAAGAAAAATACAACACAGATTTAGATAGAACTGATTTAGGTATTCTAGATTGGATAGAGCATGCTAAACAAGAACATATGGATGCTATACTCTATTTGGAAAAAATTGAAAGAACAATAAAGGGTTAATATTTATAATAAAATACTATAAAATGTCAAAAGAATTAAATCGAATGCAAAAATTAGCAGGAGTGCCTGTTAACGAAGAAAAAGAAAATCTAAACGAAGTTTACGTAGCTGGTGGAATTGTAGGAGTTGGAGCAATTAATCATCCTAAAAGAGAAAAATCTGATTATGAAATGGCTTTTGAGCATTTTATGACTGAAGGATCTTCTGATATGGCACGTCCTGGAACTGAAAGAGAAGAAGAAAAAGAAGAAATGGATGAAGGATACTACGAAGAAGACGACACAATGGAAGAAGCAGTATCAATACCAGCTGAAGCAAGTGCAATTCGAGATGCAGTTAGAAAAATGATAAAAGATCATGAAGATGATGCTAAATTAGGAGCTGCAATAAGAAAAAAATTCGCTAAATGAGAAACCCAAAAGACATAGTCAAACTGGACATTCCATTACTTCTTCGTTTACTTGAATTTGCTAGAGAAGATGCAACCTCAGATGAAGAACTTCACAGAGTAGTAAGTAATATAACAGATTTAAGCAGTGTTGGAGCTACTTTAGGAATGATAGATTATGAAGCTATAATGGGTAGTGAAGAGCAATTAGCTGAAAGAAAAATGTTAATGGTAAGAGCCGGAATAATAAAATAAAATGGATAATTTTAACTTAAAAAAATATTTAGCTGAAAGTAAGTTATTAAAAGAATATAAATACTTAAGAACAACTGAGAAGGATGTAAATGTATTTGTTACTATTAAAAATAATAAATTAATAGATGACTATAAAATACAACAATATGTTAATGAATTAGGTGAATTTATACAAAGCCATATTAATAAAGGAGATTTAGCTGAAAATAGGCTATTAGAAGATGATAAAATAAGCTTTGGACCTTTTCAAAATTTAGAATATCAACAACGTGATG